TCAGCGATTGGTAACAGCGGTGCATTCGATCCGAACAATCCCGACATCCGTTTCAGCCGCCGTGATGAAGATCTCGCACCTGTTTCTGAGCAGGAATATGCATCGAAGCTAAGCCAATGGTGGAGTGAAGCCAAGAAACTACCGTCTGACAAGCTAACCAAGCTGATGACAGATGGTGGATTAGGCTTGATCCCGTTGCGCCCGATGCTCACGGAAATGGCGAAGGACATCCCTGCAGCTACATCGTACTTGCGGATCAAGGATGCGATGGATGCCATGCGTAACAAGTGGCACGCCAAAACCGATGCCGTTGCTCAAGAGTGGTTGAAATACCGTATCAAGAACAAGGAAGAAAACCGAGAGCTGATGGATCTCATGCATGAATCGACCTTGAATCAGGTTGATCCGTCTATGCCGTTCCAAAGCCTAATGACTCCAAAAGAACGTATGGCTTTGAAGAATCCTGGTCTGAATGCGAACCTGCGACTTGAGCTGACGGCTAAGATGGAGCTTGATGCGAAACGTGAGGAAGCCTATGACGTATTGAAGTCTCGTTATGATTCACTCTCATCCGAAGCACAGTCGATCTATAAGAGCGTCCGTGATGCTTATACCGATCTTGCCGATGCCTTTGACGAGACATTGCTCAAGAACATGGAAAAGGCGATCAACGTCCGTATCAAGAAAGCTGAGCGAGAGCACAGCCGAGAAATGGAACGTATCACGGATGAGGGCTTGCAAGGTCAGGAGCGTGACGATGCAATTGCTGCCGCTGATCGTCGCCTGAAAAATGCGAAAACCAAAATTGCTTGGAATCGTAAGGCTCGTATGACGCAGTTACGCAAGCAGTTTGAAACACAGCGTCTTGCTGGACCATATTTCCCATTGGCACGTTTCGGCAACCTGTTTGTCACTGTGCGCGATGCGAAGTCAGGTGAAGTGGTTTCGTTCTCTCGCTTTGAAGATCCAACAGAGCAGCGTCAGTTTGCTGAGGAAATGCGGAAGGACAAGAACTACAAGGTCGAGGAAGGTGCATTGATCGGTGAGGCTGCAGTGCGTAAAGCTGTTGATCCGAACTTTGTTGCTGACGTTGAGGACATCCTTGCGGATCTGCCTAACGCGGAGCAGGTCAAGGATGAGGTATGGCAGCGTTACCTTGAGTCATTGCCTGATATGTCAGTGCGTAAGGCTCGTATCCACCGTAAGGGGCGGGAGGGCTTCAATGCCGATGCAGTGCGTGCTTTCGGTCATCATATGTTCCACGGATCTCACCAGTTGGCACGTATGGCGCACAGCATGGATCTTGAGGATGCACTTGATCAGGCACGGGATGATGCCCGCGAAACGAAAGATCCCGTCCGCAGCGGTCTGATCGTCAACGAAATGGAGAAACGTCACCAATTCATTATGAATCCTACAGGTGGCGCATTGGCTCAGTGGGCATCGAGCTTTGCATTCGTGTGGTATTTGGCTGGTAGTCCTAAAGCGGCGATTATGAACCTGTTTCAGACTCCGATCATGGCGACACCGATCTTAGGCGCTTATGCAGGTGGCTTGAATGGTATTGCTCGTGCAGGCAAGGAGCTGACCAAGGCGGCGATTGATTTCACTAAGGGCAAAGGCTTTGCAGGACGTTCAAGCAATTTGACTGCAGAGGAACGTCAGGCGATGGCTGATGGCTATGAGACTGGTGTGATAGAACGTACACAGGGGCATGACTTGGCAGGTGTCGGTGAGACAGGTGTCGAGTACAGCGCTGCTCGTGAGCGTGCGATGAAAATTATCTCTTGGGGATTCCACCATACAGAACGTCTGAACCGTGAGGTTACGTTCCTTGCTGCCTACCGTCTTGCTCGTGCCAAGGGCTTGAGCCATGAGGCTGCAGTGGGCAAGGCAGGGGAGCTGACGTGGAAATCACACTTTGATTATTCCAACACTTCACGCCCACGTCTGATGCACAGCGACACGATGAAAGTGTTGCTCGTGTTCCGTAACTTTCAGATCAATATGCTGTATCGCCTGTTCCGTGACGTGCATCAAGCAGTCAACGGTGAATCCAAGGAGGTGCGCCGTGAGGCTCTAACACACCTTGCAGGGATCACAGGGATGATGATGCTGAACGCTGGTATCACTGGTACATGGTTATTCGGTATTGCGATGGTCATGGCTGGCATGTTCGCGGATGATGGCGATGATCCAGAGGAAGAACTCAAAAAGGCGATGGTCGAGGCTATTGGCCCGAAATTGGCGGGCTTGGCCCTTCATGGTGTGCCTGGCTATGCCACTGGCACGTCGTTGTCTGCGTCAGTCGGTATGCCTGACCTTTGGTTCCGTTCGCCTGACAGCGAGAAAGAAGGCGAGGAAGCATTGCAATACTGGCAAAGCCAATTGCTCGGCGCTGTTCCTGGTATCGCTGCTCAGTTTGTGAGTGGTTGGGATAAGATCAAGAAAGGTGAGGAGTATCGCGGCATCGAGACCATGATGCCTAAAATGTTCAAAGATCCGATGAAGGCATATCGCTATATGACTGAGGGTGCGAAGAACATGCGAGGCGATACGGTTGCGGAAGTGACTAATCCTGACGTGATCAAACAGGCGCTTGGCTTCACACCTGCACGCATCGCAGAGCAGTACAAGATCAACAACGCCAGCTACAACCTGCAGCAAACCATTATGAAGGAGCGCAAGCGCATCATGGATGATTACTACAAGGCTGACCAAGAGGGCGATGAGGCTAAGGTTAATGAGCTGATCAAGAAGATCGAGAAGTACAACGAGAAAAATCCTGAGCAGGCGATTACACCTCGCAGCATCATACAATCACGTAAAAACCGTGACAAAGGTGCTGAGAATGCAGTCGGCGGTATGCGATATAACTCTAAGCTTCGTGATCGACTTATGGAAGAACAAGCACCAAACATTTACGGTGAGTGATAGATTGACCCTGCTTCGGCAGGTTTTTTCTTTTTTGTTTTAGCATGTATAATTAAAACTCATTTTTATTGGATTACTACAATGAGCAAAGCAATTTTATTAGGCGTTATGGCTGCATTTATTGGAACTAAATCTGTACTTGCAACGACGATGACACGTGGCGAGTATAATGAATATCGTGGGTGGAAGATTCCTGAAAATGAAGATCCAAATGAACAAGGTTATCTAGTTGAATATCAGGATGGTGGTAAGCCATGTGATGAACGTCATGCAGGCTATATTTCATGGTCGCCTGCAGATGTATTTGAGCGCAGCTATAAACCACCTAAGCTTAATTCAGATCTAACCTTTGGTGAAGCTATAGAGCATCTAAAAAAAGGTGCACGAGTTGCGCGTCAAGGCTGGAATGGTAAGGGTATGTGGTTAAATTTGATTAATTCCAATGCTTATGATGTCGGATCGAAAAGTATGCATGGTGCAATGAAGTTACTGCCATTTATAGCAATGAAAACAGTTGGCGATGAATTAGTACCTTGGGTTGCAAGTCAGACTGATGTGCTTGCCGAGGATTGGTCAGTTTTATGTGATATAGCAAAAACCTGATTCAAAAAGCCCCGTTAATCGGGGTTTTTTATCGCCTGCATGTTGTTGAATTGAAAACGGCTTGTCTATAATGGTAACAAATCGAACCTAGACAGCGCATGATGTGCTAGAAATTGGAGTAAGCACATATGCAAGAGCATGAGAAAAGTATTGTAATGATTGTCGTCATTGGTGGGTTGATCGGTATGAGTAAACTTCTCGTCACTAAAGAGCCGCTGTCAGTTCGTCTAGTTATCGGCAGAACAATTCTAGGATCAGCAACCTCGCTTATCGCTGGTGTTGTTCTGCTTCAAATGCCCGACATATCGCCGCTTGCACTGGTTGGACTGGCAAGCGCTCTCGGTATCTTGGGAAGTACATTCATTGAGGAATATCTCAAAAAGAACGTCGATAAGTGGGGCGGTTAAAGTTATGCGTGAAAATCTAATTCGTTCGCTTCGTGGCGAAGAAGGCGAAGTCCTAACCGAGTACAAGGATCATCTTGGCTACTCGACTATCGGTGTTGGTCGTTTGATCGACAAGCGAAAAGGTGGCGGCATCACTACAGAAGAATCCGCCTACTTACTCAATAACGATATTACCAAAATTGCTGAGCAGTTGAATAAGCGCCTGTCATGGTGGACCAAGCTAGATGATGCTCGCAAAGGCGTGCTTGCGAACATGGCGTTTCAAATGGGTGTCGATGGTCTGCTAGGCTTTAGAAACACTTTGAAGTTGATCGAAGCAGGTAAATACGAAGAAGCTGCGAAAGGTATGTTGCAGTCTAAGTGGGCTACACAAACACCGAGCCGTGCAAAACGTATGGCTGAGCAGATGCGTACTGGCGTTTGGCAATATCCTGAAGGTGCATAGTATTTAAGTAATAAAGCTGCATTATTTGCGGCTTTATTATTGAAACTCAGATTATTCTTTGCTAAAATCGCAATCAGGCTACTGCTTTTTCGTTTAGCTCTTTTTGAGATAGATTTGTGGAATGCGTTTTGGTCTGTAACAGTTTAGGCAGTTAATCGAAAGAACGCACCTTTACGGAGTTACACAGTTTCAAGACTGAAAGAACTTTGATGCCGCCAGGTAAGTCCTGGCAACAGATTATCCCAATCTAGTGTACGGTGCATACTTACCAAAGTACAAGGTAAGAGGATCAGGGTTCGATTCCCTGGGCGAGGGGCCAGTTTACTTATAGCGGTCTGATGAGCTTGTGAGATTCAAGCGAAACATTCTTATGTCACCGCATATCACCCCTAGAAATAGGTTAAAGCTGCCCATGAAAAGGTGTAATAAATGGGATGGTGTAGGACAATGTTAGTCGATGGCTTTTTGTGTTGATGAAATGAACTATAACTGCCCCTACAGGCGCAAGAGTAAAACACAATGACAGTACGGAAATGACGTACAATAAAAAAACCGCTGTAAATGGCGGTTTTTTATGCTTAGATTAGTGCTATAGTCATACCGTGTGCTGATACATCACAGAATGATGAACACCTACGTTGACTTGTTGGCGTATTTCTTGGCTAGTAAATCAGGACTCTTTGAATCCACCGATAAAATGTATCCGCGTCTTTAGGGCTCGTAAGTCATTGGCAATACTCGGACCGTCACGGTACTCCAGCGTGACGGTTTTTTGTGTTAGATGAAAATAGATGCGCTCTGCCGAACTGCTCAGTCTCAGGCATACGTGTATATGGATCGCTGCTGTTTAAAAAGGGGCTTTTCACGGAAAGCCCCATCATCCTACGGCTGGCGAACCTTATCCATTGGAGCGTAAAACCTCGGGGTTTAGCCCGAGGATATAAGCGACTGGCGTAAGCCATACGACATGAAATGTCGTTTTAAATACTTTTGCTATAATCACTATTAAGAAAAATACGGTTAAAATAATTGTATGAAGACACTCAAATTACGAATAAAAGACAAACATTGCAAGATGCTAGACCAACTAGCGTTGGAGGTAAAATTTGTTTGGAATTATGTCAATGATTTGTGTTTCAAGCATCTACAACGCAAACAACAATTCTTTTCAGCATACGACATTGCCAAATACACAAAAGGCACATCGAAAGAATGTAATTTGCATAGCCAAACGATTCAGGCGGTCACAGAAGAATTAGTGACAAGACGCAAGCAATTCAAAAAAGCAAAACTGAAATGGCGAGTCAGCAATAAAAAATCAGCTAGGCGTTCATTGGGCTGGATACCGTTCAAGAAAGTAGCAATCAAATATGCTGATGGCTATGTTCAATATGGCAAGCACCAATTCAAACTATGGGACAGCTACGGACTAAGCAAATACAATGTTAAAACAGGCTCATTTGTTGAGGATAGTCGTGGGCGTTGGTATGTCTGTTTAGTTGTAGAAGCACCAAAGATAGAGAAAACAACATCAACCACAGCCATTGGCATTGATCTAGGGCTAAAAGACCTTGCAACATGCTCAGATGGTGTGAAACTCAAAGCCCCTAAAATCTATCGCCAATATGAACAAAAACTTGGCATAGCCCAACGAGCTAGAAATAAGAAACGTGTCAAAGCAATTCACGCCAAGATTAAAAATATACGTCAAAACATGCTGCATCAATTCAGCCATAAACTGGTGAATGAACATGCAGCAATCTTCGTTGGCAATGTGAATGCCAAAGCACTCGCACAAACTAAATTAGCTAAATCAGTGCTAGATGCAAGTTGGACAACACTAAGAACCATGCTCAAGTATAAATGCGAGAACGCAGGGGTATGGTATGAAGAAGTCAATGAAGCGTATACCACCCAAACTTGCTCGTGCTGTGGCTCACGCTCCAGTAGTCCGAAAGGTAGGGCAGGCTTAGGAATAAGAGAATGGCAGTGCATGGAGTGCGGTACGCTCCATAATCGAGATATAAACTCAGCACTGAATATTCTTGCGCTCGGACATGAGCGTCTCGCAGGAGGAATCCCCGTCCTTTAGGTCGGGGAGGATGTCAAATTCAGCCATGATATGTGATGCAGAAAATATCTCGTCAGGAACGTCGAAAAATCCGAGCTTACCGTTCAAAGGTCTGTATGAGATCGGCTTAGGATCTCGGAGCACGAAAGCCTTTTCACCCATGTACCAAGGCGACTTGTGGCTATTGACGCTATCGACCAGCTCAACAGATCCGATGATACCGCCACGCTGCAGATCCTCGAATGGAGGGATGCGTACACCGATACGCTCAGCGAACTGGTTGCAATTGTAATAGTCTTTCCTCGTCATAACCTGAGCAGCATGGACGAGAAAACGTCCACGGTATTTTGTGTGCCAAGACCGATTTTCGATGTCCTTTCCGCCGTGAATAATGAGCCACGCCCACGGCTGGCGTATGGATAAGGCTTTCATGCCTCACCCGACAATCGTAAGGCTGTGAACGTTCACCTGATCAGGTGTAACGTTGCCGTCTTTGGCGATCTCAGCACGGACTTTCTGATAGTCCTCAATGCCAGTGATGCGACCAGGAAAGGTGATCACTCCGTCATAGCTGACCGAGCCACGTGCGCTATTGAACGATGCGGAATAGTGATACACGACATCGAGTAGGTTGTCTGAATCCTCAAGGGTGGCTGTCTCAGGTTCAGGCTGCGGATTTCGTTGCCATACTACCTTGCGGCTAGACTCGATCTCACCTGATTGCCAGTCTGTCCAGCTCGTCCATACCCCTTCCAAAGGACTGTAAAATTTATTGTTCTCACGATAAAACGCAATTACTTCGTAGGGTTCACCTTCATCCCAAAGGACCGCTGTATCAGCGCCTTCTGGCACTTCAATCCAACCATCCTGCGGACCATTCGCCAACATGAGCTTATAGTCAGGTGTCAGATACTCTTTGAGGAATGGATCGGGTAACTGTGATTCATCAATATTTAAATTTGCCATAGATTTGTACTCTAAAAAAATGGAGCGCATCACTTGCGCCACTTATTTCCTTTAAATTAATTAAAAGAGCGATTATTGCGATTTTCGACAAGATGCTTAGCCATCGAGTACGCAATATCATTTTTGATTAAATTAATTTTTTGATTGTCGGATAACCGCAACCAAGCTTTTTGCGATAAACCATAAGCAACATCGCCCGAAATAGACTGGTAACGCATGTGAATCATTCGCTGTAATTCATCAATCTGAGCACTTGCTTTATGGGTGTCGATGTATTCGACTGCGTACAACGCAAGAGATCGAACGTGCGTATTGCTCTGCGCACCAAGGAATATCGAATTACGATTAAATACCTCGTGATGAAAACGCCCGACAATTTCCTCAACCTCCAGTGTTTTGACTGGCAAGCTAACAAAATGCTGACCTAAAACCTCAGCCGTGCGATTCACGATACTGTTTGCTTCCTTTAGATCTATTTCGAGCTGACTAATTGTTTTATCTCTGCTTGCAATAACTAGCTCAGCAAGGCGAATATGCTCACGCATCGCTCGCTTCTGATTTCTGCCGAAACGTTTACCCATGATTGTCACCTTCAATTTTTGGCAAGAATGAAGGGCGAACCAACGGCTTGTAATGGGTAATGATGTCTAGGCAGTGCCCATAGACGAAATCTGTGCCAGCATGTTCGCAGAACACGTACCAACCTGACGGCCAGTAATTTTGATCCGTTTCCTCATCGTACTCGGTATCACCATTGAAAGGCTCATCAATCGTACACACGCTAAAAGGTGCAATGTACTTGCCAACCATTTCCTGCATGAATGTCTCGTTCCATATCCGCACGAGCTGATTAGTTGGCGGCTGGTGCTCATCATCAATCTTGATCCAACCTGATTCCTCAACAGCTTGGATCAGATCGGGAACGATTGCTGTGATCTGTGCAACAAGCTCTAATGGCTTTCCGCTTAGTGAGTTGATCACGTAAATTTCTTGATTTGTCATTGAAGTATTCCTCTTAGCAAACTTTTGTTGTCACTTGATTTGTTTCGCCGCGTTCTAAAAATTCCTGTAGTATGAATAAATATTGCAACGGCGGCATATTCTGCTGACTCGCAATGATCTCAATGGATCTTACAAGTAAGTAAGCTGTATTTGCATGATCAGCGGATACAACGGTCGCAGGATGTCCTTGTTCATCCTTTGCCATCAATAGGAAACAGTTGGGCTTGATGTGTTTTTCAACTTGTTCGGCTGCTTCGGTTACTGCGCCCACAAAGGTATCTGCGCTGCCAGTCATTTCAATTTTTTTATCTTGCATTTTTCTTCTCCAATGCAATTTTAACGTATGGATTTAAGTCATCCTGACGCAGCAACCAAGCAACGTAATCACCTGGTAGATCCTTAATGAGTGTACCTTTGTGCTTCCCGAACGTGATTTTTGTCGGGATGCGTGCTTTTTCCGAGTGAAGGAATAACGATTGCAGATCTGTGATGCCGAGCCTGTCGATGATGTGCTCAAGGATGAATGCTGTAAACAGGATGTCTGCTCGTGCATTGTGCGCATTGCGCAGCTCTCGACGTGTGAGCGCGTTCCCACCGTTCAGCATGTAGTACAGCGTTGAGAGTGTGTGAGCTGGCGCGTCGGGCCATACCATACGAGCAAGCGCTAAGGTGCAGATTCCTTTGATATTGATTGTCTGATCACACTGCTGGATTGCTTTAATGTCGTAATCGACGTTGTGACCGATGATATAGGTTGTGTTCTCAGGCAGCTTGAATGTCTTGTATGACGGCTTGCCTGCAATGTCCGATTCAAGTATGTGATGCACTGCCATTGCAGCGTAAGAGATCGGCTGACCTACAGAAAAATATTCATCGAAGATCTGCGTTTCTTCAACGATTGGCGCACCTTGATGAAAATAAAAAGGTACGTGTGCAATTTCAATCGGCAAACCTTCTAGGTCATGGGTTTCCGTATCTAATATGAGTGCTTTCATACAATGGCTTGTTCCTTTGCAAATTAGAGGCTGTTAATGTCAACAGGGATGCGCTTTTGTTCTTTGCGGCTGTCAGCAAGTTCATTGAGTTGATTATCTTCAATCGATTCCTTCATTGCCTTAGCTTGGTTCTTGAGCTCAGTGACTTGTACGTTCATTTGCCCGTAGCCCTTGATTATCTCAAGGACTTGGTTGGTTGCGTCACCCATGTCTGAGGCAAAAACGCGACCTGATACCTTGCAGCCGTTGCCGCTTGCTCTGTAGCTGTAAATTTTGTTGTTGCTCATGGTTGTTTCCTCTGTGTTATCGACTACGTTCTAAAAATTGGATATTTGAGATACCTGGATTGTCAATTCCTTCGTCGTCTCGTAGATAATTTTCGACATCGAGAATGAATTGCTTACTCAAAGTTTTTGCATTTGCTTCAATGAATATTAGACCATTGCCAGCTGCAAACTCATAAGCGACTAGCCAGCGATACCTAGGCTTCTGATAGGTTGCCGCGAAGTAAAACAGAAAGCCGACACTCGTGAGAGCACCAAACCAACTGATAAGTGCATGGTTAAAAACAAATAACGTTGCATTCAGTATCAACAATACGAAGTAAGCTAAAATCGCTTTCATTTCCCCTTTCCCATAATTGCGTTGTTTATGTTTTGAATCCCGATGTCCGTTGCCGATATTTCGGGAGCTGCTAAATGTCCGCAGTATTCTGCGTACAATATCCTGCAGGCGTTATTGCCTGACAGATCCTTAGTGACGAGCACATAGTCATGCTTTGTGCCCTTGCCTTTAAATGTGCATCCGCCGTCAGACAGATCCTTGCGCACATAACCAAGCATCGAGAGCCATAGCTTAAAGCCCTCATGGTTACGCCGTTTGATGGAAAAGCTCATTGAGCACCGCCTTTGAGCGCTTGCTCTAACAAACCTCTTAACGCATTCTTAAAGCTTAGTCTTTCATCACTTTTACTTCGCTCAGAATCAAATTCCCAATAAATACGCTCAAGATCATCTTCCGTGACATTGTTTGATTTTTTGAATTGACAAACCCTGCCCCACAAACTGTATTCGGTGCCATCTTCATCGCATTTCGCAACAGCACGATCATCAAGGCACATAGAAACGCACTCAGACTCTTCCGCTTTTAGTTCAAGACTGTTTTGTGATTTCTCAAGGTCATCCACCCTCTTTTGCAGCTCATCCACCTCGCCTTGGCGTTCTTGCCATGTCAGCCAAGCGATATTTACAGGCAGGCAATGATAGGTCTGCTCAGCCTTATCGAAATCAAAGATCCGATCACCGTGGATGTACACGAGCTTTGCGTAGAACGGCTGGAACTTAAACCACTCCTCAAACACCTTATGAGCATCAATGCGATGACCTGCAGCAATCTCAGCATCTTCGGCAATACGGATCTGACTGACTGGCTTAGCGTGCTCAGATCCAGTCTCAGGATGACGCAAGCGAACTTTCGCCGTGCCCTTGTGCTCAAATTCCTTAACTACCATGTAAATGCTTTTAGTCGCATACGGAGGGAGTAAAACAACTGACTTGTCTAGTAAGCTCATATCATTCAATCTCTATCGTCCAATCTTCGCTGGTCCTTTCTGCTTCCAGCACGTTCAATTTGCGAGTGACTGCAGCTTGAGAGGGTAGGCGCTTAAAGTCGATGGTGTTCACTTCCTTGCAGTGAGTACACATAAACTTGTTTTTGTTGTAGAGCTTTGCCTCAATCGCTTGCCACTCAGCTAAAAGACGATTGTTCCGATTACTTGATGCATTGATGTGTCGCAGATGCGCCAAGATCCAGTGAACAGGGTTGATCTTCTGTCCGCAATCCCTGCATTCGATCTGCACCTCATCCTCAAAGAGACGGATGTTTCGATGATTGCAACGCTTTACAGCATGTTTGCGTTTGAACTTAATCACTTGATCGTCGGTATTAATCTCAATCGAAGTGCTATTTTTTAAAGACTCGCTCATAAAAACCAACCTTGCTGCACACCACGAACGAGCACAGCACCAATGACCAAAAATAGAAGCATCCAACGCCTATGCGATGATTTTTCCTCATGCTCGCTCATGTACCGACTCCCAACTTTTGCAGGTGATACATTTTGATTTTTTGCAACTCAGCTTCGTCCTCAAATGAATTGAATGCTGAGTAACAGGTGAGGGTGCAGTGATTAGTGATAAGTTTGTAATCATCGTCACCCACGCCCTCTAAGTAAGTCTCAAGCGCGTCGTTCAAGCCTTCCCATCTTGTGCGCAATCCATGTCCTTGATTGACGTAAATCACTTCGTCTGGGTAGCTCTCGTCATATCCTTCCATGAACTGCCATAGCGTCATGCGTTCAGCGATCTTGAGATCATAATCGACATCGACGGTCTCACCTGTCACATCATTGCGAGCATGGATCTTCGCATGGATGTGAAACTTCTGTTTCTCAGGGATCAGGTGCTTGCGTAGGGCAATACCGAGATCGCCCTTGTGAATATCCAGGAACATGCTCATCGGAATAAGATCATGGTCGCCTTTGCCGTTCATTAAACGCCACAACTGCACACGACGATCTTTGTCCTGCACTTCCCACGTCATCGTCAGTTTGTGGATCTTTGGTCGCTTTGCTGCAAAGTTATGCTTCTTGTTGCGCTTCTTGTTCACGTTTTGCCCCTAAATGTTTTTCTACCATGTTTTTAAGTCTTTCATCGTGCTCAACTCGATCCATGCATTTACGCAAGATCTCGTAGTCCGCTAAAAGGAGTTGGAAATATCCGATCCGACGCTGACACAACCAAACCTCGTTGTAGTCGCTGATCTCAGCTAAGCGCCGTGCCCGTCCTTCAACTTTGGTGAGCCATTCACGCAGCAACGTGTTGTACTTGTGATTGCGGAACGGCTTAGGATTTGGGCGCTTTGGGTATGGCTTCGGATTCTTGCACGGCTGGCGACGAACGTACTCAGGTGCAGGAACTTCCGTGATCTTGCCACCACTCGCTAGGAACTCTGCAATATCCGTTTCAAGTTTTTCACGAACTTTCGGATTTTCCGCCTGCTCACCCTTCACGCCGTTCATGTAGTCCATACGACGTTGAAAATCGTGAATGTCCTTCATGTGCTCTCTCCTGCAGGTTGACAGCCGTTAAGAATGAACGCCTTGCAAGCCTCAAATTGTGATGCCTCAAGCTGCAGCAAGTTTTCGAGGTTGTTGGATTCGCAAAATCCTTTTACGTCGATATTTTTCTCAGTAAGGAGATCCTGCAGCTCGTCACGTTGCTCATCGGTGATGCCCACAAATTGAGGTGCATCGTACCAGCGCTTTTTTTCCTTGTTGTAGGTACACTTCAACTCGTCCGCACGTTTCAGCATCGCTTTGCGCATTGGTAGGTAGTAGCGGTGCTCTTTATCTAGGATCTCAGTGAGATCGTTGAGCTCGCTTGCGTACTTGATGTCGTTGCAGTTCTGTATGAAGTTTTGCATTTCCTCCTGAGCTTTGATCTCTGCAAGCTGCTCAGGTGTCATGGTATTGATATGGTCCTTCGCCTGCTTGATCAGATCCGCTAGGAACGTCGGATTGTTGGCGAGATTAGGTAGATAAACTTCACCGTTTTCATTGCCTAAAGCACCTGCATTTTTGGCGTTATGTGTCGGACTCGGATTGAAATGAATCACTCGCTCAATCACACCCTCACGATCTGTTGTCGATGTGAGATAGCCCATGACATCGGCCATGCGGTACAGCATGTTACGGTTTTTGCCACCGAGATCAGGGCGATAGATTTTTACCTTTTCCTTGCCGCCTTCTTCCTCAGTCGCATGAGCGATAAAAACAACGTCCTTGCCGAACGAGATCCACTTAAACACGTTCTGCATGAACATATTGTTCGCCAAGCCTTGCGCTTTTAACGTCAGTGCTCCGTCACGCTGGCGGTTCTCTCGGTTTTTGAGCATGTGAGTTTTGATGCTATCGAGCATTGCACCCACGGTATCCACGATAATCGTGTTGAACGGTGCGAGATCCTTTTCAGTAGCCTCTGAAACGTCCGTCCATTGGCTGATCGGTAGGACTGTACCGCGACGCAATGCGCCGACACGGTGCTGACCTTTATCAAAGTCGAACACAACAGGTTTATCCGCCGTGTGAGCGAGTGAGCTTTTACCAATACCAGGATCGGCATAGATATAAGTAATGATTGCCTGAACCAATAAAGGCTGGTTGGCATGAACAAAATTTAATGCCATGTTGTTCCCCACGCTCTAATAGAGCGATGCATTTTTATGGATGATTGATTGCTCAATACTGAGCACGCGCCTAACTGGATTAAATCGACAGTCAGACTTTGTTTGTCTTAACAGATCAAACACGAAAAACACGGCAAGCGATCTCGCCGTATTGCTATTTTAGAACAAGTAATTTTCAAAATGCAATACTTGTTGTTGATATTTATTTTTGTTTTTGTCAGAATGTTGTCAAAACCACAACAGGTATCCGTTTATGCAGTTGCAATCCTACGATCAGATTACTCCTCTGTTTCTTGAAAATTTCCGCAAGGACAAGGATTTATCCCTAGCGATCTTTTGGGCGGCGGTGGGGTGCTCGCCGTCTCGTGGTCTACGTTATGAGACCCAAAAGGTCAAACTACCTGAAACCGTCAAGCGCCTTGTGTTCCTTCATTACGGTGTTGGCATCCCAACGGACTGCCAAAGCGAGGAGTTCCATGAGTTCGTTGAGGCGTTCAAGAGCAGTGGAGCACCTGCCGCCGTTAAAGCCGCTAAGCTCATCGAACAGGCTCACTCGTTGCTGACTGAGGCTGCGCAGTGAACTGGACGCAAGAGGAATTTGAGCGCTACCAGGCGAAACGGAATCAGAAACCTGCAGCCAAGGCGAAACAGTCTGACGGTGAGAAACGATGGCAGGCGCTTGGGCGATTGCCAAAAGGTCAGATGAACAACACCGAACAGGCGTATGCCAAACGCCTAGACCTTCTGAAAATGCAAGGTGATGTGTTGGATTGGAAGTTTCATGCCATGCGTGTGAGGTTAGCCAATAACACTTGGTACGAAACGGATTTTATTGTTTTGCACAAGGACATGACACTCGCCATCCACGAAACGAAGGGCGAGTACACCAGCGAGAAAGGGCAGATGAAAATCAAGCTCGCTGCAGAGGCGCTGCCGTGGTTTCGCTTCTACAAGTGCATCAAGGTTGCAGAGAAGAACGGAGGCGGATGGAAGATCGAAGATTTTTCATATCGCTAGTGTTGTTAATTTAGAAACATGCGATCCATCATCGCAATAAACGAATCAAGGTGAAATTATGAAACAGTTAGAACCTGGCATGTTGGCTTTGGTCATCAACGATCAGTTTATGGAGAACGTTGGGCGTGTAGTCACGATCAAGGAGTTCTATGGGCGTGTGACATCGACAGCGCACGATGGGCGAAGTTACGACGACGGTTGGATTGTGGAGGTGTACCACGCAGATCAGCCACTTAAAGTCGTTCACGCCGAAACAGGGGAGATTTTTTATACACCATGCGGGATCACCTCAGCTCGCAACCTTATGCTGCTTGGCGATGAAGATACGCAGAAAGTGATGCGTGAGGCTGAGCAATCAAACGGCGAACATTGCTAGAATGAAAAAGCCTCAGCTAGTGCAAATAGCTGAGGCTTTAATGGAATATCTCAAGGAGACTTTACTTGAACGGTTTAATTATACCACAGAACGAAAAACAGCCAAGATCATTTGGTTTTATTTATGTACTAGGTCACGATCTCATGCCTGGTGTTTACAAGATTGGCATGACCACAAGATCACCACAGGCACGCGCTGCAGAATTGTCGGGCGCTACTGGTGTGCCAAGCCCTTTCGATGTCCTGTATTACGCAGAGGTTGCAAATCCTGCTTTGGAGGAGCGCAGAGTTCACATCCACCTTGCACAGTACAGAGTGAACGAGAATCGTGAGTTTTTTGCTGCCGATCTTGATGTGATTTTGGATGCTATTCGCAATGAGGAAGCTGCTTTCACTGCAAGCGAGACGCTGATCTATAGCGAGTGGGGTTGGGGTGTTAATCGCGCTAGGCCGACGAAATTGATGGCAACCGCAAGCAGTGAGGTGATTCAATGAACATGCTTGATTTATTAGATCGCCCAATCGCATACCATCGTTGCTTTGTTTGGCTTGGTGCAGGCATTACGGGCGCAGTGTTTTTATCACAGGTGCTCTACTGGACTAGACGCACCAACGATCAAAATGGTTGGTTTTACAAGTCACAGGCGGAATGGGAAGAAGAAACAGGACTGACACGCTACGAGCAAGAAGGCGCACGCAAAAAGCTATGTGCTTTAGGTATTTTGGAAGAAGCTCGTCGCGGTGTTCCTGCACGGTTGTTCTATCGTTTAAATATGAACAAGTTAAGAGAGATCCTTGTCAAAGGTGAACCGTTAAAACCTATCCGCAATCAAGATTGTGGAAATTCCGCAGACTGGAATGCGGAAAACCAACAGGCAAGTGTGCTGCAAACTGACGAACAAGATGGCGACAAACTAGCAAACATTACAGAGAATACAACAGAGATTACAACAGAGACTACAACAGATATTTTTAACGCAGCGGAAAAATCCGCTTCGGATGATCAGGACGATGCCGTATCTGATGTGTTGCCAAAACAGAAACGCAAGAAACAAGACAGCAACATGGATAACCAAAAAACCAATCTCGTTTGGTTGTCCTATAGCTCAGCCTACATGCAACGTTATGGTACGCAGCCTGTCCGAAACGCCAAGATCAACTCACAGATCAGTCAGCTTGTAAAACGGTTGGGTGAGGAAGCGAGCCTTGTTGCTGAGTTCTATGTTCTCAACGTGAACGAGCGTTTTGTTGCTCAAAAGCTTCATCCGTTTGGCTTGTTGCTTTCAAGCGCTGAATCATACCGCACTCAATGGGCAACAGGTCGCGTGATGACTCAGACACGTGCTCAACAGATCGACAGCACACAAGCGAACGCAAGTGCAGCCGATGAAGCGATTGCCATCCTTCGCAACAGAGAGCAGGTGGCATACACGCAATGAACCAAGCCGAACAAGAGAAATTGGTCCTTGCGCTCATGGCTACCGCTGAGGTCATGGGCAGTGAGATCAAGCCGAACGTTGCGGTTGTCATGGTCGATGACCTGAGTGGTTATCAACTTGCCGACGTTCTGCAGGCGCTTACTCGCGTTCGCCGTGAGCACACTGGCAAACTGACGTTGAAGGTGATCCTTGAGATCCTTGCCTCTGCAGGTTGGTGGATCAGCGCTAACGAGGCATGGGCGATAGCACTCCCTGCAGCCGATGAAGCCGCGACAGTGGTATGGACTCAGGAAATGGCTAAGGCATGGGCGATTGCGAAGCCCATTCTTGATGCTGGTGATAAGATTGGTGCTCGGATGGCATTCATCCCTGCATATGAGCGTTTCGTTGAACAGGCAAAGCGTGAGAGCCGTTTACCGCACTATGAGATCTCGGCAGGTTGGGATGCGAACATGCGAGAGCTCGCCGTGCAGAATGCTGTGACTGCAGGTTTATTGCCACCGCCACCACAGCAAACGGCGCTACCTGCACCTAATCGACCAGTTTTTTACGATGATCACGTGGCTGCATATCGCCGTCACGAAATGTCGGAACGCCTTAAAGCGCTATCACAGCAGCTCAAGGATCAGAACCAACAGCAATGGAAAGACCGTGTGAACGCACACGATGAAGCACGTCAGGTGCATGAACGGCGTAAGGTGGAAGTTATCAACCAGTTACATAGGAACAGTCAATGACCAAACGACATAAACAACGCCAACGACAACAACGGAGTACATGGGCGATGAGTAAGCACGAGTTATTTGAGTTATTTTTTAAGTCGATCACAATGAGAATGAATCCACCAGTCATGGACGAATACACGGATATGCGTCGCTACTGGCAGGAAAGATTTTCAAACGCCTTTCATGGTCAAAAAGAAAGCCTGCGGAATGAGTCATATGCTGAGCTTCCGATCATGTGGCTTGCTGCTTGGCGGATGCAGCAACAGGAAATTGATACCAAGGACAAGCAGCTCATCGAGCAAGGTCAGCGATTCAATACGCAAAGCCAACAGATCGCATCACTGAAAAAACAGCTTGAGCGACTTGGGTGCACTGACAACGGCGGCGAGTTGATGAAACCGCCGATTGGCGAACCACCTACGTTCCTGCAGTACCTAGACCAGCTCAAGAAAGGTGATCGTGTGTACGTTGATTTCACAGCTGAAAGCGCAACCGAGTTTTCAGGCGGTCAGTTCTCAGGATACGGCGTGCTTGATCGCATTGAAGATGGTCGTGTGTATGGTCGCCGTGATGATGGCTTGCCATTCACGTGCTTTGAGGAGGATGTGCAGAAGGTCCAGCCTAATCCCAACAAGTCAGGCGTTCGCGTGATTACGCCGTCAGGCGAGTCTTATGTACGTGCTTGGGATCTCGCATCCAAGGATGGTGAAGGTTGAACTACCGAACGATGATGACTTTGAGAAGCAAGTACAATCAAGGGATCAGGACGAAAGAAACACTAGAAGCCAATCGCATGTATTTAAAATTGCGATTGAATGGGATGCTGAAAAAAGCAAAGGCAAGCATGATCGAACGTGACAAGGAGCAAAGCCAATGAATGCGATCAAATTCATAAAAGAACACGGTGTTGATAAGGCGAGGGAAGTTATTGATGGTGCGCCTGATCTAGCTGAATACTACATAGAGCTTCATGCTGTAAATCTCAGGCACCTCAAACGCCTTGTTGATAGCATTTATCTAGTGAAAGAGCACTACACACTTGAAAGAGCCAAGAAGTATGCAGATTCACCATATACCGCACCTGAAATTAAAGAGCGCCTAGAACAAGCCATCGCAGACTACGAAGCAATTTTCCGTAAGGTGGACGCATGAACACAGCAGAAAACCTAGCGAAACAACTCAAGAATGCCAAACGTGGCGGACACAAGCCGAGCTTTGCCAAGGACGTGAACAAGCACAAAGTCGAGAAGTTGAAGCGACTGATCCAAGATCTCGAAAAGGAGTACGCTGAGAATATGGACCTTTGGCATGATGGTGCAGATGCGTATCACCAAGGCTATGCCGATGCATTGAAGCACGTGCAGGGTAAATTGAGTGAGATCCTATAGGGATGAGCAAGCTACAGCAAGCAGCTCAGGCGATTGGTGCGAACTTCGTGCTGATCGTCCACGGCGACAAGCGACATTTGAGATACTACAAGCGAGGCACATGGGAAACTAGTCGCAATTGTCTGTTGTACTGGAATGAGGATCGCAATCGTTGGGATAATTCCAGCGAACTAGGTTTTAGGAATATCGAGTACGGTTTGAAGATCACAGGCAGAAAATACGATCTCATTGATTTTGAGAAACAGACACGGAAAAGCGGTTAGAGCGTTTTTATCAATCTCATTGGTATGGTTGTATAGCTGTAGGCATAAAAATGCCGCCTGACGCAAATGGTGCGAACTGGCGGCATGTTTGAATCAGGTTGATCGGTTAGTTTGCAGGTGAGCGTGCAATCAGATCCTCAGCCATTTCGCGGAGCTGATATGCACCAGCGCCCCCATCTGCCATTGCATAGCCGTGAACCTTATGAGCAAAGTTAGTTATATCCTTCATCCACTGGTAACGTTGCGCCGTATCTTCCGTTGAAGCACACGCTTTGCTATCTTCCGCATAGCTCACAGCTCGATTTTGATCGTCGATCTCGTCAAGCGTTTCCTGTAGCTGCAGGTTTGACGTGTTCAGGATTGCAACGGTCTGATGCATTTCCTTGATATGTTCTAGCACGTCATGCAGTGAGTAGGTCTCAGGATACTTCTCATAAAAATCTGCACCCAATGCGAGCGCAACTTGTTCTAGTGTTTCATCGTGGAATGGCTGATCATCTTGATCAGGATCTTCACCAGCCGTTGTCTCAGTCGCTTCGGGTGCAGTGCTGATCACATTGTTCTGCCATGCGATTGTCTCAGCAGCACGGCGTAGCAACTTGATACCGTAAGCAGCTTCCTCAGATACTTTGCGGTCACGGATGTAATCAATAATCTCATCCGCTGTAACGATTTCTTTAGGCGCTTGTTTCATAAAATTTCCTCGTAGGGTGGGCAAAAGCAAGATTTAAACAAAAAGCAACGTCTAAGTTTAAAATTATTATTTGCAATATACAAATACACGTATTACTATAACGACTGATGGTTGATTGATTTCACCGAGCACAATTGCCCCTGTGCTCGGTTTTTTTTCGTCTATGCAAAATAGATATAGCCTTGACCATTGATCTGAGATAGATAGCGCGAATCATATTCCAACGCAAAAGCATGTTTGGTCAGATTTTGGATTGTTTGCATTTCGGAACAGCCGTTTCTACAATAGCAACAAGATTCGGGCGGTTTGTATCGAAGCTGCCAAGCTGAGTCAAGCATCTACTTAACGAACAAGGGCGGAATTTTGAATGAGTGGATCAGGAAAGGAAAATAGAAAGAAAGCAGAGTCAAAAGAGCAGAATAATCCTGCTCGGATCTCACACGCTGAGAAGGGTACACTCACGCCGAAGGATGAGATTTTCAAAGACGAGTACCTGAAACACCTGAATCCACGTATGGCCGCACTTGCCGCTGGTTATCCTGACTCCATTGCTCGCAGTCGTGCGTATGTGTGGGTATCTAATCCGAACGCTAAGCCTGTGCTCTACAAAGCGATCAAGGCGGCTATGGAAGAACGTTCGATCCGTACTCAGATCACACAAGACAAGGTGTTAGAACGCTGGTGGCAGATTGCAACCGCAGATCCAAACGAGCTGATGCAATTGCGCCGTCTGAACTGCCGTCACTGTTACGGCATTGATCATCATTTCCAGTGGAAGGATGAGGCTGAATACGAGCAGGCGCTACAGGCAGTGATTGCTGAGGAAAAGGCGATGCAGGTGGATATGCCTGAATACAGGGCGACATACCCAACCGATGAGGGTGGTTATGGCTTCATTCCAGTAAACTCGCCTAATGAAGAATGTCCTAACTGCTTTGGTGAGGGTAAGCTCGATATTTATTTCTCCGATACCACACAGCTATCACCACAAGGGCAGGCGCTTTTTGCAGGGATCAAGCAGACCAAGGAAGGGCTTGAGGTCAAAACACATGATCAGTTAGCGGCGTTGGGTCAAGTGGCGCGTCATCTAGGCATGTTCAATGACAAGCTGACGCTAAGAGGCGATCAAGAGAATCCGCTTGAGGTGCTGTTACGCAGTCTACCTGGTAATACCTTGCGACCTGTTGAGGACGAAAACAAATAACCCTGCACTCGGCAGGGTCATTTAGCTACGTTTCCTTGGTCATCCAGCGAGACCTTTCTGCTCGCATTCAGCATCGTAATTTTTAATGAAAGCTTTTAATTCCATATCACGATCAATCAGATTCTTGATGAAAGCAGTCATGTTTTGCTGCGTCTCAAGGTATGCAATACGGATCTTATCTTGATTGTCCTCTCGATTGAAATCTAAAGGAAAACGGCGCAATTTTTTCTCGCGCTGTTTGTCAGCTCGTTTCTGTGCTTCACTGCGCATAATCACCCCTTGATGCCAACCATATACGTCGGCGGTGTCGGTACATTGTCGTTAATTGGTCGCCACAAGTGCAGACAGAAAGAATGATTGTTCACGTACTCGCTTTTCGGCGGATGATACTGTACCACACAATCCTCAACATCCCAAAACATTGACTTCACCCGACACATTTCCTCCCATGTTGGGCAGCGTCCTTGTGTCGAGACGCTGACGTGCTCCCAACCTTCGCCGTCACTCGCAATGGCAATGAACTTAGTATTACCAAACAGGAACGTGAAAGCGCCATTATTGCCGCTGTTAGGCTTAGTTTTAAGAGATCCGCTAGTGAGGCGGTGTTTTTCAGGAACTTTAAAAGCCATCGTCACGTGCCTCCATCGGTGTAACTGCAGAGATATTGCGAACGTAGGATCGAGCGCCTACTTGGATGTGGCACATATCACCGACAACCTCAGTGATTACGCCTTGTTCATTCTTATGCTGCTTTCCAACCCGACCCACGAGATCGCCTGCTTTGAGGTTACTCATACATTTTCCCAAATTGATTAAGTTTGCTTTTGACATCCCCGATGTCGCTTAACCGCATAGCGATTACAGCAGCATCGTGCGGATTGTCGGTTTTGTGCCAAACGTCAGTCATGTAGACCTCGCCAGCAGGATCACGGTCACAGAGCATTACGAAGTAGCCACTCGTGTTGCCGCTGATCGTGAGATAAACACCAGGATTGCCGAGCTGGATCTCGAAGTAGGCTGCAAGAAGCTCCTGCAGCGCCGTTTTAATTTGTTCAGGCATCAAAAATTCCAAAAAATTAGAATGAGTACAAAATAGACAGCTAAGAACGAAAAGCCGTATTTCATTTCTTTATTTAGTCGCATAGCGCCTCCTAAGCTGTGATCTTGTACAAGAACGCAAGGAACACAATGAAAACAGCAGCAAACAAAATGCTACCGAACCACGCAGGGCATTTATTATTTGTACCCATTAAACAACTCCTTTTTGCGGTAAGCACTTGAACTGCAGTGCTTTGGTGTTTAAGTAGCCCATGCGTTTTTTATACGCCTCACATGAGACCACGCTATTGAAAGACACATTATCAATTGCGCCTCTCGTAACAGATTGATCAGCAGGGCTGTTGAATACAGCCCAAAGCAAGATGATTGATTTCATTTTAGACACTCAATCCAAACAACGCGAAAGCAGCTCGATTAAAAACCATGCTGTTGTAAGGATCTTCGGGCATATCGCGTAGTGCGTCACGACTCATGTAATAATTTCCAAAGTTATGTAGTGTGCTGCCATTATGAGCAGACTCAACAGTTGCAATGACAACATTGTTCTCATGCTTTGCAAAAGTAATCTTTAGCAGCAACGGCTTTTTCATTCCCTCTTTGTGAACCATCAAGCCATTTGTCATGCAGTAGCCCTCAAGCTCACCACTTAGACTTTTAACTTCACGGTGAACCCAAGAACTAAATTGAGCTTTAAAATTTTCCTTTTGAGCGTCATCCATTACATCAAACGGAATGCTTGAATCAGTAAAGCGTTTGATTGCTTTGTGATTCATGCGAGCAACCCATTCAGGATGAGCTGTAGCTAAACGACGGTAGTTGTTTACTGCAGAGCGAACATTGCTTAGCGCCTGTTCGTTTAGTGATGATTGAATTGACATAGTTATTCCCCTGATTGGTTGATTTGTAAGCGATAGTCAGTATCTTCCGACCTAATAAGCTGATTATATATCATGTACATGATACGATCAATTATCAGGAATTTCTTATTTGTAACTAAATGTAATAGAAATGCTGTGATGCACGGCGCATTTGTGCTAATCAACGACATAACGCATAATAAAATGCATTGGTGTGCTGACTTATACTGGCAATGAATATTCCCGAAGATCTAAGACGTGTTAAGCCTGGCGATGTGCCGCTTACATTTGTACCGAGAACTCCAAAGGAGATGGCTTGGTGCTTGTCTGATCCTATTTGGAGATTGTGTTCGGCTCAGCTTTACAAAATTAAGGTAAAACCCAAGGACAAGGACAAGAACGGCGAAATGCAGGCTCGTGTCGTTCCGTTCAAGCCTAACCGTGCTCAGCGCAAGCTGATGAAGAAGCTGCATAAGTGGAACATTATTCTCAAAGCACGTCAGCTCGGTTTCACCACGTACATCGCCATCCTGTTTCTCGACTGTGCTCTATTCGCTAAGAAAGAAAGCCCTGTCACGGCGGCGATTGTGGCCCACACGCAGGAAGCTGCAGAGGAGATTTTCGGGGATAAGGTCAAGTTTGCATATGAGAACCTGCCGTTAATGCTGCAGGCGGCTATGCCACTGGTGCGCAACCGTGCTGATGCGCTTGAGTTCGCTCACAACAATTCTAAGATCCGTGTATCCACGTCGTTCCGTTCGGGGACACTGACACACTTGCATATCTCAGAGTTCGGTAAGATCTGTGCGAAATTCCCTGATCGTGCGGACGAGGTTGTAACTGGTTCGATTCCAGCTGCCGAAATGGGGATGATCTTCATTGAATCCACGGCGGAGGGGCGTGCAGGTCACTTCTATGATATGTGCCAGCGTGCTCGCCGTATCGCATCGTATGGACGTAGGCTCACCAACAAGGAGTTTAGATTCCACTTTTATCCGTGGTGGGATGACAAGAACTACCGCATGGATGCGGACATCGTTGATATATCTGATAAGGAACACGAGTATTTCGATGAGGTTGAGACCAAGATGGCTTGCTCAATCGACATCGAGCAGCGTGCCTGGTATATCAGCACACGCGATAACGTGTACTCAGGTCAAGACGATAAAATGTGGCAGGAATATCCTTCCACACCTGACGAGGCGTTCCAGCAATCAACACAAGGATGCTATTACGCCGTTCAGATGACCAAAATGCGCAAAGAGAAGCGCATCGGTAAAATTCCATTTGAACCAGGTTATCCTGTCAATACGTTTTGGGACATCGGCAACCGCGACGGCACGGCGGTATGGCTGCATCAACAGGTTGGTACTCAGCATCGCTTTATTAAATTCTTTGAAGGATGGGGCGAGTCTTATAGCTATTTCGTCGGCAAGCTCATGGAGTTCCAACGTCAGACAGGCTGCATCTATGGTCGCCACTACCTACCACACGACGGCGCACACGAACGTCAGGGCGAGATCAATAACACATCACCACGCACCATGCTCGAAAATCTCGGATTGCGTAACGTCGAGATCGTTGAGCGCGTGCCTGAGATCCAGCACGGTATTCAGGCAACACGTGATTATATGTCGTCATGCTGGATTGATGATGAAGGCTGTAAGGAGGGTATCGTTCACTTGGATAGCTATCGCAAAACATGGAACGAGCGACTGGCTTGTTACACCGATCAGCCATTACACGACGTTCACTCAGAAGCAGCCGATGCATTCCGTCAAGCTGCTCAGACTTTCGTGAACAATAGTCACACGGTCTCAACAGGAAAACGCCCGAAACGGCGTAATAAAGGCGGTATGGCTGCTTAAATCTATTAATATTGGAGCGTGTACGTGAATAGAATCTGTTTAAGTGGGCTATGCCCTTGCTTCATTCGCGTAGACGCAACGAACAATCAATAACTTATATCGCACCAATCAAGCAATCAGCAGAATACGTTGCGTCGTGTCAACCGCAATAACATTACACTCACGCCGTAACTGTTGCTAGAATGAAAACAGATAGGCTATGACGTAAACGGAGAATCACAATGGCACAGTTTGATCTTGATCTCACTAAGCCGCACTTTGAGAAGAAGCGAGGCGATCTGATGCTGTATGGCGCTTGGCATGGAAAGCGATTGCGTCCTTGCCTTGTGGTCCTTCCTGCATATCGCATGGGTAAGGCTGTACCGCTTGTTGTTGAAGTGGATGACGCTTGGATGTGGCAACCTGACGACATCGACGCAGATCCACGCCGTAACGCTCACTTGATCGGCATGTTCCTGCTTCAAAACGGCATGGATGCAACTAACACGTTCACGGCGATGAAAGTTGCATCCCTGATCCATGATCATTTAGGCGACCTATTACGCATCCCACCAAAGCCAGTCGATGACGAGCGAGTAGTGGGCGATGTATTCCACACGGATCACGACACAGGAAAGGTCACTCACAAGGAGATCATCGAACGTGTTTGATGCAGATCACAAAGACAGTGGAATGGATTTTGCGAAAGGGCGAGTAGATAGCAGCGATCCATATACACGTATGCCTGAGACTGAGCAGGTCGGTAGCAAGAAACGCCATCCACTTGATAGCGATAAGATGGAGGCACAGCGCCGTAAGCTGATGTCTCTATACGAAGATGAGCTAGATCGACAGTCCGAAAACCGTCACGATCAAGCCATTGACGAGGATTTTTACGACAATATCCAGTGGCGTGAGGAAGATGCTCGCGTGCTCAAAGACCGTGGCCAAGTACCATTGGTCTATAACGTCATTTCATCGAGCGTGAATTGGGTGCTCGGTACAGAGAAGCGAGGGCGCTCAGACTACAAGATCCTGCCACGGCGTAAGGATGCGAGCAAACCTGCAGAACGCAAAACACAGTTGATGAAGTACCTCAGCGATGTGAACCGCACGCCGTTCCATCGCTCTCGTGCGTTTGAGGATGCAGTGAAAGTCGGGCTTGGCTGGATGGAGTCAGGCGTTCAGGATGAGGATGACGGCGAACCAGTTTATAACCGCTATGAATCTTGGCGCAATATTCTTTGGGATAGCGCCTGCACTGAAAAGGATCTGACTGACTGCCGCTATATCTTCCGTGTGAAATGGGTAGATCTCGATGTTGCTGAGGCAATGTTTCCTGATCGTGCTGGTATCTTACGTGCCAGCGCTGCAGGTGTGAACTCATACGGTATTGATAGCGACGGCGACGAGATCATGGACTCGCAAGAGGACCTGCTCGGCGGTTATGCATCGGTACGCAATGCGATCAACGGTTATCGCCGTGATCGAGTACGTTTAATCGAATGCTGGTACAAGAAGCCAACCAAAGTTAAGCGCATGGTAGGCGGTGACTTCTCAGGCGAGATCTACAACGAGAAAGATCCTGCGCCAGCGCACACGGCGGAAATCGAAGAAGGTAAATCCGTACCAATGAGCCGCACCATGATGCGGATGCATGTTTGTATCTTCTGCAACACTGGAATGCTTTGGTTCGGTGAAAGTCCATACCGACACAATCAATTCCCATTCACGCCGATATGGTGCTACCGCCGTGGCCGTGATGGTCTACCTTACGGCATGATCCGTGGAATGCGTGACATGCAAGAGGACATCAACAAGCGTGCATCCAAAGCTTTACACATCCTGAGCACGAACAAGGTGATCATGGATGAGGGTGCAGTCGATGACCTAGACGAGTTCGCTGAGGAAGTGAGCCGACCTGACGGTATTATCGTCAAGAAGCAAGGCAAAGAGCTTACAATCAATGTCGAGCGTGAGCTTGCACCTGCACACATGCAGTTGATGAGTCAATCTATTCAGATGATTCAAACGCTCTCAGGTGTGACAGATGAGAACTTAGGGCGTTCAACCAATGCCACCAGTGGGCGTGCTATCACGGCGCGTCAAGAACAAGGCAGCATGACCACTGCAGGGATCTTCGATAACCTGCGTTTCGCCGTTCAGGTGCATGGTGAGAAAGAACTATCTCTCATTGAGCAATATTTCAGTGACGAGAAACAATTTCGCATCACGAACATGCGAGGCACGCCTGAATATATTACAATTAACGACGGATTGCCTGAGAATGACATTGTTCGCACGAAAGCGGACTTCATTATCAGTGATGCTGATTGGCGTGCAACGGTCCGACAGGCTCAAACTGAGGAGCTATTTGCGCTCTTACAGCAGCTTGCACCAGTTGCCCCTCAAGTTGCCTTGGTCATGCTCGATCTCGTTGTTGAGACGATGGATATTTCTAGCCGTGATGAGATCGTGAAGCGCATTCGTCAAGTGACAGGAATGCGAGATCCTGATGCTGAGGAAATGACACCCGAAGAACAACAGGCGGAAATGGCGAAGCAACAGGCTGAGCAGCAGCAACAAGAGATCCAAATGCGTGATGCTATGGCAACCATTGCAGGCAAAGAGGCGAAAGCTCAGCGTGACATGGTGGCATCTCAGAAAGATCAGGCTTCGATTAAACAGATCCTTGGTCTACTCGCTGGTCAGAACATTCAAACGCAGAAAACGGCGCTTGAGGCTGCTCTCGCTGCAATCAGTGTACCTGGTGCAGTGCGTGTCGCAGATACAATGCTGCATGAGTCAGGCTTTGTATCTCGCACCGAGGAAGATGAGGCAACCGCTGCCGCCGTGACTGAGGCACAGCAAATGCAGGAGCAACAAACCGCACAGCAACAACAGCAGATGGCTGCACAACAACAAGGTCAAGCCGAACAGTCGGCAGGGCTTCAACAGTTTCAACAATGAAAGGTAGGACACTATGAGTATTGAAGGTTTAAGCGAAGAAGATCTAGCGATGCTGACTGAGGAAGAACGCGAAGGTTTGCTAGATGCCGAAGATGAAGGCACTGACGGCGATGATCAGAACGATGATGACGCTGGTACTGGTGCAGATGGAAAAGCGGACGACAAAGGCGACGATTCTCAAGATGCTGGTACTGACAGCAATACTCAGGGTGATGGCGAACTAGACGATCCCATTATTAAACCTACTCCGCTATTCAAGGCTGAGCTACCTGCAGACATCGAAGCGAAGCGCACTGCTCTTGACTCCCAAGAAGATGACCTTGTTAAGAAATTTGATGAGGGCGACATCACGTTTGCTGAATACAACAAAGAGCTACGCAGTCTTAATCGTGATCGTGCTGATCTTGATCGTGCTGAACTAAAGGCTGAGCTCGCTCAAGAAGCACAGCAAAGCCAAGTCGAGCAGACATGGCAGACCACGGCGAATACATTTGTTGCCGAACACCCATTGATCTCGAAAAACGAGACAACGTGGAGTTCATTTGATGCCATTGTTCGCCGTGTGACTGCAGAGACCATGCAAAAGGGTGAGCAGCCTGGTCGCCGTGATCTTGAAAAGGCATACAAACAATGGACTGAGGATCTTGGTATTTCTGATGCTGGAACACAGAAGCCTCAACCAAAGCAGAAGAAACAGAACATTGTTCCGCCTAACCTTGGCAAAGTACCAGCAGCCACGGCGAATGATACCGATGACGGTAAATTTGCACACCTTGACCGACTTGCTGAATCAGATCCGTTGGCATTTGAAGCTGCACTAGCAAAGATGTCCGATGCTCAACGTGATGAATATATGCAGGCAGGCTAAGGAGCGGCACAATGGTAAAGCATGATCTACGTGTAGGAACTACGATAGAGATAGGCGATACAAAGATCCGTCTTGAGCATAAATCAGGTCAGCGTGTATCGCTTATTATTGATGCTCCAGCCGACGTGCCTATTAAACTGCCCGAAAAAATTGGCAATCTACAGGACATTAAAGCAAAAAACGCAATAACTTCGGCTTGAGTGTTTGCATTTCAGCAACACTCAGTTGATAATCATACTGGTGAAATGCTGCGCATGATGTGCGGTGAACCAATAAACCGCATGTTGTGAGGACATTTTACTATGGGTCAGACCGTAATTCCCTTCGGTGATCCGAAGGCACAAAAAAAATGGTCAGGGCAGCTCTTTGTAGAGACAACTAAAAAGAGCTACTTTGAGCGTTTCGAGGGTACTAGCGAAAACTCTGTCATTCAGCGCAAAACTGAATTGGAGTCGGATGCTGGTGATCGTATTTCATTCGACTTGTCTGTTCAGTTACGTGGTCAGCCGACTTCGGGTGATGATCGCTTAAAGGGCAACGAAGAAGCGTTGAAGTTCTACACTGACGAGGTGATCATTGATCAGATCCGTAAATCGGTTTCTGCAGGTGGTAAAATGTCTCGTAAGCGTACAGCTCACGATCTTCGCCGTGTAGCGAAAGACCGCCTTTCTGATTATTGGGCACAGTACATTGATGAATTGAAGTTCATCTACTTGTCAGGTGCTCGTGGTATCAATGAGGATTACATTGAGCCAACTACCTATGCAGGTCATGCAGGCAATCCATTGCGTGCGCCTGATGCGTATCATTTGCTGTTTGGTGGTGCTGCGACAAGCAAAGCAACCTTGACGGCGAATGACAAAATGAGTCGTTCGCTTGTTGAACGTGCTGCAACCAAAGCGCGTATGATGCGTGCGAAAGATCCTAAGACTGCTAACCTTCTTCCTGTCTCAGTGGACGGCGAGAAGCATTACGTGCTTTTGATGTCGCCATTCCAAGAGTTCGACTTGCGCGAAGAAACTGGCGAGAAAGGCTGGTTAGAGGTGCAGAAAGCGGCTGCAAGTGCAGAGGGTAAAAATAACCCGATCTTCAAAGGCGGCTTAGGCATGATCAACAACATCGTGCTTCACTCGCATGAAAGCGCAGTTCGCTTCTCTGATTACGGCGCTGGTGCAAACGTTGCTGCAGCTCGTGCATTGTTCCTTGGTCGTCAGGCTGCGGTCATTGCATACGGTACAGCAGGTGGCTTGCGTATGACGTGGCAGGAAGAAACAGACGACTTCGGAAACGAGCCGACTGTTGCTGCAGGTACAATCATCGGTATCAGCAAGACTCGTTTCAATGGCCGTGACTTTGGTGTGGTGTCTATCGACACTGCAGCGAAAGATCCAAACGCTTAATAGGGGGCTTTTAACATGGCTTTAATTCAATCACCGTGGGCGCTTGGTAATTCACCAGTAGCACGTCCACAAACGGCGCACGCTACGCACAGTCAGCTTTTCATCGTTGATGTGCCTGCGGCTGGTTTTCAGGTTGGTGACATCCTTGAGCTTGGTGTATTGCCGCCGTATGCAACCGTCGTGGATGCTACGATTGTTCCAATCGGAAGTCTCGGCGCTGCAACGGTTGATATTGGTGTGATGAGTGGTGAAGTCGGTGAGCTGTTAAACACTGACGGATCTCCACGTACCAGCGGCAATCAATTGTTCGATGATGCGACAATCACTGGTCTCACTCGTTTGACTAAAACCGATATGCTTGTTGCAGCACAGTCTGACAAACCACGCTCAATCGGCGTGACCTTTGCAGGTGCAGCAGTGACATCAGGTGCAGGTAAACGCTTTGGATTGCTGCTACATTTTGTGCAGTAATGAAGTAATATAGAAGGGGCGAATAGCCCCTTTTATTTTGTTTGGAGAAAAGCAAGTGAAAATCGAGAGCCTAATCAAACGTAGTGGCGGTACGTTTGTTGATATGGAAGCGCCTACAAAACAATATCACTTCAAGCCTAGCGAAGATGATGACCGACATATTGCAAACGTGGATGAAGAACATCACGCAAAAGCTTTACTCCGCATCAAAGAAGGCTATCGCGCCGTCGATGCCGAAGATGATGAGCCTGAAAACAATCCTGTTCCTGATCGTCAGTTGAATGGTTCTGTTGTTCATAATGCCTCATACACGATCAAAGGCGGTGACACGATCTTATTGGCTGTTCTGATTGATATGGCATTCGATGACTCAGGCTTAACTGAGCAGGAATGGAACGCACTAGGTGACGAAGATCGTTACGAATACATCAACATCACACTCAAAGAACTTGTAGACGGCGAACACAACGATGGTGACGAAGAAACACAAGCGGATGAATCCACTAGCACAGCAAGCGATACAGTTGACGCTAACGGTATTCCTGACAACCTTGACGATCTCAAAGGCGAAGCACTGATCGCTGCTTATGAAAAACGCTATGGTCGCAAGCCTTCATCTAAAATGCGTGTCGATGACATCCGCCGTGCTCTCAGCGAGGATGACGACTAATGTACAAAGCACGGGAATTGTTTGAGAAAGCAGGTATCCTGCTCAATGACACAGGCGAATATGCAGATCGCCGTTGGCCACTGTCTGAATTATGTGGATGGTTGAATGATGGGATTGGTGCTATCGTACTTCAAAAGCCAAGCGCCACAGCAAAGAGCGTCACCTTATCGCTAGTGAGTGGTACGCTGCAGTCTATTCCTGATGGATATATCAGTATCCTTCGTCCCGTGCGAAATATGCGTACTGTTTCTTCGGATCGTAAGCCACGGCGTAATATTAGCGTCGTTCCTGACGATCAGCTCAGTGCGCTTAATCCTACATGGCATGATACTTATTCCGTGCCATTCGCTCAGCAAGCGAAACACCTGATTTTTGATGAAGCAAATCCACGGGCTTTTTATGTGTATCCTGGCAATGATGGCACTGGTGCAATTGAACTCGTGTTGTGTGCAGCACCAACCAAGCTCGTACCGACAGATCCATCAAAGCCCGAGGATCTCGCATCATACGAGTTTGATATACCGCTAGATGACATATATTTTGGCGCATTGCTTGATTATGTCCTTTACCGTGCTCGTTCCAAAGACTCTCAAGATGCAGGCAGCTTGCAACGTGCAGCATTGCATTATCAACAGTTCGCTAATGCCCTTGGTATTCGCATCAATGTCGAAGCAAACACATCACCTAACGTCAAAGCTGGTGCGCCTCATGCTGCAGGTGGCGTAGTTCAGTCGGGGTAATTTTTTATGATGCAGGACATCGAAGATCTTTTAACGCACGTATTGCCCTATGCACCAGGTTGTGCAGAGCCTACGGCGGTACAGCATTTGCGTGAAGCTGTCATTCGCTTCTGTGAGCGCACACGTTGCTGGCGTTTCATTGACACATTTCAAACCAAGGGAGATCACCATGAGATACTTGCTGTGCCTTCTGATGCAGTGCTGTTTGAGATTGAATGGGCAAAATTTAACGAGCGTGACCTTGAACCCATCACACCTAAAGCCGAGTCATGGCATAATCAGGAAGGCTACACAGAGCCAAAGTACATCACTCAAGTTAATCCAAACTGCGTGAGCCTTGAGCCACACGCCGTTGGTGAGCTCGTGATTAGCATGTTCCTCAAGCCTGCACCCACGGCGCTTGAGATCCCTGCGTTTATGATCTGTGATTTTGGTCGGGCATTGGCTGATGGAGCTTTGTCCACACTGTTGTTAATCCCGAACCAACCGTTCACAAATCCGCAAATGGCTGCAGTCTTTGAGGGTAAGTTTCAGGCTTCTATGGATCGGAACTTTGCACATAATATGAGGGGGCAGCAACGTGCCGCTAAACGAACCAAACCAAACTATTTCTAAGGTGTATGCTCGCCCTATTCTGAGTGGCTTATTACCGCTATCGAATGATCGGGTAATTACCTATTCGCCGTCATGCTGCTCATTGCCGTTTGAGGAAAAGAACGCAAACGAGGTGTTTGATTACACAGTGGATATGATGCGATGGCTTGAACCAAACGAGGATGTTATTGGTGCATCAGCATGGTGTGATCCTGATAGCTTGATCATGACACGTCTCGAATATACGGCGACAGGTGTAGTTGCTTGGTTAGCAGGAGGTGGTGACAACGAACGTCAGACGGTGAATGTTCAAGTCAGTACCAGCCTTGGGAAGATCAAGCTCGTTCAGTTTGTGGTGCAGACCTGCGGTGTATCGGGCGAGTTGACTCTCGTGACCGTGGATAATGATGCAGTCACAGTCGGGCCAAATGAAGGTCCTGAGACAAATCCCGACCTAGAGCCAATCTTAAACGCCTATCCTTCATCAATTGAATTTCCGATCACTGCTGCTGTCAGTGGTGAGTCGACTGCGACTGTCGTGCTTAAAAATGATGGTACGGACACGGCGCACATCAATAGCATTCAGATTGCACAGCCATTCTTTCAGACAAACAACGGCACTCAGCGCCTTGCGCCTGGTGAGTTCACTCAGCTGACGATCAAGTACAAGCCTCAGGATATTGCGGAGCACACAGGCTCACTCAATGTCGATATAGGTGACGGGCTTGAGTCGCTCGTGACGATCAAAGGTGTGTCTGAGTCTGCAAACCGTGTGACCGTATTAGGCAATCAGTTTGTTTTAACGGGGGGTGTTCCTTTCCGTATCAAGGCCGTGAATTGGTTTGGTGCTGAGTCTGAGGTGTATGCGCCTCATGGCCTATTGTCGCGCAGCTATAAGGATGTGATCGATCAGATCAAGAGCATGGGCTTTAACGCCGTGCGCCTGCCGTTTAGTGGTGACATCTGCAACAACGAACGAACACCAAGTACAGGTGTCATTAATGAGGCTCTAAATCCTGATCTAGCTGGATTAAACTCAATTCAGGTGTTTGATCAGCTGATCACATACATGAATGATCAGGGATTATATATCATCCTAGATCACCATCGTCGTCATGCTGGTGATGGTGCTGACGGCTATCCTGTCGATGAGACATACACGCTCGCTCAGTGGAAGGCATCATGGTTGTTTATGGTTAATCGCTATAAGCATCTCGATTTTATGCTTGGTGCTGATCTGCATAACGAGCCGCACTTGATGGAATGGGGTGCATGGGCAGAGCTCGCAGAGAATGCAGGTAATGCGATCTTAGCTGCTGCACCACACTGGTTGATCTTTGTTGAAGGCGTAGCAACACACGGCGCTAACTCATATTGGCGGGGTGGTGAGCTCTCAGGTGTGGCGGATCGTCCCATTCAGTTGTCTGTTGCTGGTCGATTGGCTTACTCGGTGCACGAATATGGTATTTCAGTCGGTGAGCAGCCTTGGCTTGCAAAAGATAACGCCGTGCCTGCGCAATGGCCTTTAAATCTCTATGGTGTGTGGCGTCAGCATTGGGGCTTCATCTTCGAGCAGAACATTGCACCGATCTGGATTGGTGAAGTTGGTGGTAAGTTCGGTGTTGATGGATCAGGCAATGTCGTGAGCGATTCAAATGCGCAATACGAGCGCCAGTGGATCTATCACCTGCAGCGTTACATGGAAGGCTACTTCGCTGGCAACAATGATCGTGGACTGGTAGACGGCGAGCAAGGGATCTCATTTGCATATTGGTCGCTCAATCCAACCAGCAGCGACACGGGCGGTATCCTGCAGGATGACTGGCTCACTGAACAATCATTTAAATTGGAGCTAATTAGCATGATGTTGAGCAGCATTACGCCGTCCTACTTAGCAGGCTTATCGCCGTTGGCTTGGGATCAGGTGAATGATAACGGTCAATTGGTATTTGCACAGGGCGGAAAAGATTACGCTATCACTCTAACGGCGTTCTTGGATGCGGCTCGTGATCGACTCTATGAGCCTGGTGAGGTGCATTTCTTCGCTGTATCTATTGATCCAAACGAGCGTTATGCAGGTCAGTTGTGGGTGCGTGTACCTGGTGTGGGCAAAACCATTCGACTTGCGGCTGCAGATGATAGTGACATCCTTGCTACAGGCGGCAGCGATACTGTTACAATTGCTAAAGCAAACCTGCCTGCAACTGCGCTGACACTGACTGGCACGGCTGCAAGTGTAGATCTCGGTACTAAGACGACTACAACTAACGGATCTCATTCGCATACAATTCATCATAATGGTGGGATTAGTACGCTTGACGTAAGTAGTGGCGATACACAGGGATTCACTGGTGATGGTACTGGTGCATTGAGTGGATCAACAGATGTGGCAGGATCTCATAGTCATGATGTTGTATTAGGATCGCATAGTCACACTGTTTCAGGATCTACTGAGAACATGGGTAGCGGAAATGCGTTAACCGTAACAAACCAATTTATTAAACTCGCGGCTTGGTACCGCGTTTCTTAAAAGGAAAGACTATGGCGAATTTAACTGGATCAACCACGGCGGTGTTTTTCGTTCGCTTGAGCACTGCTGTTGATGAGATCGTGGATGTTGATTGGAACACGCGAGACGGCACGGCAATTGCTGGACAAGACTATGAAGCAGCAAGCGGCACAGTGTCTTTCCTTCCTGGTGAAACAGAGAAAGCGATTGATGTTGTTGTCTATGGTCAGGACGATGTGTCAGCAAACGGTAAGAAGTTTTATATCGAACTAAAACCACCTGCGAACGCCGTGCTGACTGATGCACTGGCTGAGTGTGTGATCACTGTTGCTGATGAAGATGGTGTTTTGGTCACTTCCTTGGTCATCGCGCAGGGCAAGCGCGGCCTCAAGGGTAATCCTGGTTTAAGTGCGTATGAGCAAGCTGTTCTCATGGGTTATACGGGAACGGTCGAGCAGTGGATGGCTGAGATTGGTGATGCTTCTCAGGCTGCGAACCGAGCTGAGGGATATGCCGCTGATTCAGCAGCAAGCGCCGCAACTGCTGAGCAGAAATCAAATGAGGCTATAGTTGCTGTTGGATCGACTAAGCTATATGTTGACACTGCTCTTTCAAATCTAAGTACAGTAGCTAGTAAGTTCTACCCAACGCTTGCAGAAGCCAATGCAGATATTGCTAATACCGCTGTAAATCAGGTTGTGAATATTGGGGAAGCTGCAAATGGGGGCCTATGGTATAAAGCATCAGCAGGGGCGACGAGTTTAACAAAGAGTGTTTATGATCCACTAACGCAAGCTAATGCTAGAATGGATGAAAACCCGTTATTTAAGCAAAAGCAGATCGTTGCTGGTGATGATTTCAATAATTTTAAAATACCTGGAAAATACTATATCTGGAGTAACTTAACATCGGCAGAGGTATTGAATGCTCCTTACTATTCTGGTGGTAATGTCGTTCGTGGTGTTCTTGATGTTGAGAACTCTCAACCTGATGGGTCTGGTGTCTCTAGTTGCTACCAAACTTTCTATCCTGCATCAGATGGACTCTGTATTGCTACAAGAAAATGCGCTCAAAATAGTGTGTGGTCATCAAGTTGGGATGCCTTGGTACGTGCAAGTGAGTTAAAAAATCTTACTCGTTTACCTGTAA